CTAAAGGTGTTGTGGTCTCCCTGACGTTACGGACTTTTGGAATGAAGTTTCCATCGCCGTGTTGGGTGACGACAATGTCTTGTCGATCAGTTCAGATCGTGTCCTGAAGTTTAATCAGAAAACCATTGGTGAATCCATGGCAGAATTCGGTATGACTTACACCAATGAGAAGAAAGCCGGTGAGGTGGGTGAAACCAAAGCAATTGAAGACGTGGACTTCTTAAAAAGGAGTTTTCGTTTAGTCCGTGAGGGACCACTAGCTGGCACTTTTGTTGCACCATTGAGTATTGGTACAATAGTCGAAATGCCTTATTGGTGTAAAAACAAAAACCTTCTTACTGAGATAACACAGGACACTTTCGAAACTGCGTTGATGGAATTGAGCGCTCATCCTAAAGAAGTTTGGGACGTGTGGAGTCCTTTGATGTGCTCTTCCTACCGACGCGCTGGCTTCCGGACATTATTGCCGGAAGAACAAGAGCAGTACTTTTACCAGTACTGCAACGGTACCGTAAGGTACTGAACACTGCACCTTAGGGTGCTGGGGCTCATATACGCGTGTAGACCAGGCAAAAAAGTCACGCTAATAATGGTTTACATGAGCGGAAGCCCAAAAAACAGACCTTGTTTTTCAACATTACGGCCCAGGGTGGTCTATAAAAACCCAGGGCACCGTGACTCGGGCCACCACGTCTGACTGTACGTGGGAACTAGGTCTGCCAACCTAGCGCCTTAAATTGATACAGTTGCTCAACAAAACGCAAATTCCAGTTCTTCGGTACTGAAAACCGAAGCTTACGGTGGTGCTATGCAAGGGACCACCGTGCCATCAATGTTGAAACCAAAGAAGTGACGGCATACATGAATGAAGCTAAGGCTCGTGTGGTTAACGGAAACGTATTCCCCTGTCCTCCAACCGTGTCCGAGCTGTGACGAAGTCTACAGCGACATCAGGCGATATCTTTCCCGTCCGAAGGCTGTGGTTAGGGGTTCCCTCGATGATAATTGGGGCTTGGTAGTTCCCTTCGTTCTGGATTCCGCATTCTTCGAGCAATTCCTAGCCGGAAGGCTCGGGGCGCTTTGGGTTTTCGTG